GCCGAACTCGGCCAGCGCCAGCCCCTCGAACACCGCATAGGCGAGCCCGCGAAAGGCGGACGCGCGCGCGCCCTCGATCGAGGCGATCAGCGGGTCGACCGGCTGGTCCTCGATGCCGGGATACAGGCGAAAGCCGGTCGCGACCTTGAAGTCGCCCGCGCTCCCCCGCAGCAACCGGCCATCGGCCCAGATCCGCCCCACCCGCCGGATCGCGCGCGCCGACAGGGCGACCGCGAAATTGGCGGAATAGCTATAGCTTTCGGTGGCGGGCCGCCCCTTGGACCCACCCGTCGTGCCGCGCGCCTCGACCAGGTCGGTCGCCCAGATCAGCGGCCCGGCGACACGCATCGTGCCGAAGATGGCGGGCATCTGCGTGCCATAGGTCGAGGTCTGGACCGACAGCTCGGCCAGACGCGGACCCTGTCGCCTCGGCGAACCCAGCACCGCATGATCGACCCGATTGCCGATCAACGCGCCGATCGCGCCGCCCACCGGCCCCAACAGCGCACGCCCCACCGTGCCCAAGACCAAGGTCGCCATTACCCCTCCCCCTTCCAATATCCCAGCACCGGCCAGGGCGGCGCACCCGGCCGCCAGGCGACGCGGCGAAGCCCCGCATCGGCATGGATGATCCCGTCGCGCACCCGGATCGCCAGGTGCAGTTGCCCCGGCCCGGCGCGCAGCAGCAGGACCGCGCCGGGCGCGTCCCTCCCCCGCGCAAAGACGGTATCGAGCAGCGCCGCCACCCGTCCCTCGTCCCCGCTGCGCCAGCCATAGCCGGTCGGCGCATCGCGCCCCGTCGCCAGTGCGACCAGCCCGACGCAATCGACCCCATGCACCGCATCGCGCCCGTGCAGCCGGAACCGCACGCCGACCAACGCCCGCGCCGCCGCCTCCACGGCGTTCATGCGCCGGGGTAGCGGGTCAGCAGGTCGATGCCCGGCAGGAACGGCTCGCCGCGAAAGTTCACGACATTGCCGAAACGCGACAAGCAGGTTTCGAGCCGCTTGTCGCACCCCTCGACCAGCTCGATCAGTTCACCTGACTCGACCGGGAAGGCGGGCACGGCGGACAGCCACAGTTGCGTCCCCTCCGACCGCGCCACCGCACCCTCCAGCCCGGCATTGACCCCACCGAACCAGATCAGCCGCCCCTGGCCATAGGCGTTCGCCACCGGCTCGACCGTATCGAGGGTCAGAGCGACCTCGCCGTCCCACGCCGTCACCCGCACGAACCGCCGCCGCCCCGCCATCGCCACGCGACACCGCCGATCGCCCAGCGTCGCGCGGCAATCGGGCGAAGTCTCCTCCGCCACCGGCCGGTCGAGCTGCGCCGCCACTCCGCGCAGTTCGGCGGAGAAACCGCCCTCGCCCAGCTGCACCGCGCCGATCGTCCCCTGACCCAGCGGCACGGGCGCGTTCTCACCGCTCCAGTCGACCGCGATCGCCGCCACGCTCGCCCCGTCCCAGCGTCCGGCCAGCAGATCGCGCTCACCGATCGCCGCGCTGGTCAGCGCGCCCGATGCCTCCATCAGATCGGCGTCGAGCGCATCGCCGCGCAGGATCGCGCTGGGCGTCAGGCCGGGCGCGGCGCGGTAGCGAAGCCCCTCGATCCACAGGTCATGGTCATGCCCGGTCAGCCCGATCGTCACCCCGTCGCGCCGCGCGATCCGCCAGCACAGCACCCATGTGGTCAGCGTGTCCGCGCTCATGCCTCGCGCACCTCGACCAGCGGGACCGACGCCGCCGCACCGGCGCGAAAGCCCGCCAGGGTCACGCTCAGCCGGTCCTCGGCGAACCGAACGGGCACGTCGAAGGTGAAGCTGGCTGTGATCGCCGCGCCCGCAACGGGCGCGGTGTCGAGCAGCAGCCAGCCGCCCGGCTCCACCACGAAGCCGGTGACGCTGCGGCCTGCGACCTTCACCGACACGCTGCCCGCGACCGGCCGGGTGATGCGGCGGGACTGGTCGCCATAATGGCGGACCAGCGCGAAACGGCGCGTCGTACCGTCGCCCTGGCCCAGCGCCACGTCGGTGCCGATGCTGTCGAACGGATCGCGCAGGCGAAACCCGCGCGCCGGACCCATCCGCGCGCGGAAGAAGCCGAGTAGTGCTGCGATGTCCTCGGCCGAACGGAGTCCGGGGCCGACATCATAGGTTGTGCGCGCTTCCGCCCAGGACGCATTGCGCGCCTCACGTCCGCCCGCCCCGGTCAGGATCGCAGTGGAGAAGCCCGGCGTCACCTCCGCCTCGCGGCCCAGCGCCAGCGGGAACAGCACATCGTCGAAAGCCTGCATGTCGTCCTCCTCTCCCTCCCAGCACGCGAAACCGTCGCGCATCACCTGCGGCATCGCCCACAGGAAGGTCGCGGCGACACCCCGCGTCCGCGCTGCCTCCGCCGCCTCGGCGATCCAGGCCCATTGCCCGCGCTGGTCGGCGCGAAGCACGAAACCCGACAGATAATGCTGGCGCGCCGGCGGATAGCTGAGCCGTGCCTCGGCCAGCGCCACGCCCTTGCGGGTCGCGGCGGTGTCGCCCGCCGTCACCCAGTCATAATCCTCCAGCTGCAATACATCGAAGGCCGGGCTTGCCCAGCCGACCGGCATATTGGCGCGCTTCGCCTCGGGCGCCTGCGGATCGAGCACGGTCGGCAGATAGGTGAGCAGATGGGTGACACAGCCCGGTGCCGCTGCCTTCGCCGCCGCGCACAGTGCCGCCGTCGAGGCGGCCAGACACGCCCCCGCGCGGTCCAGCGTGTCGCACTGCGCCTGGGTCTTGCTCCCCGCCATGGTCGCCATCGGCAGCGGCGCGAAGGCCGCCACCGCCGCCGCGTCATAGAGACACGGCGCACCGTCCGAGGGACGCACCCACCACCAGGGCTCGCCGACCTGAAATTGCGGGTTCAACCCCGCCGCCTGCCCGATCGCGAGAAATGCGCGCGCGACCGCCTGAAGATAGGCCATCGCCCCCGAGTGCGCAGGACTGAGCAGCGTCGAGGGCGGCTCCCAGCCGGTGAGCGCGGGCCCACCATCGGCGGCGCGCTGCTTCCAGTCGCCCCAGCAATGCGCGTCGAACAGCTCATAGGACAGCGACCAGATCAGGTCGTACCCCAGCGCCATCGATTCCCGCGCGAACCCGTGATGCCAGGCCGCACTGGCCGTGTTCAGCGCCCCGCTGCTCAGGCTGGCGTAGAGCCCGTCGCCGCTGCGTTCGAGCCGGAAATAATGGCTCATCCCGACATAATGGACGATGCTGCCGCGATAACCGAGGTGCAGCATATTGCGCAGCAAACGCTGCGGCGTCAGGTGGTAGCTGTCGTCATAACCACTGGCGATCCGGAACCCCTGTTCGGGCAGCACCGCAGCACCGACCCCGATCACCGCCCCCGGCCCGTCACAGGCGATGCCGGTCAGCTCGACCCAGCCCTCCCGCGGCTGATCCAGCAAGCGTGCGCCCGCATCGTAATCGGGCGCGACCAGCGAGACGAACATGCGGTCGACATCGCCCGCCCAGACGGGATCGCGATCCTCGGGAAATTTGAAACCGCCCGCCAAGGTCGCGAAGTCGATGACCACCTCGGCATCCTCGGGCGTGCCGGTCGCATAGTTCCACAGCCGGACATACCAGGCGCGGGGCATTCCCCTCTCGTCGCGCCCCTCGATGGTCAGCGTCGGGCCGTGCCGTGCATCCAGCGGCTTGATCCCGCCGGAGCGCCAGCGGAACCGCAACCGACAGTCGCGATAATCGCGCACCGTGTCGTAGCGCAGCAGCGGATGATCGTGCCGGTCGGCCGATTCCCAGATCAGCCCCGCCAGATCGTCGGCGCGGTAGAAGACCGTATCGACGCGCAACGCATCCGGCGCGGTGGAAACCACCGCCGCCATCATCGGGCGCGGAAAGTCCACCGTCCAGTATCGCGGATCGAAGCGTGACAGCACATCACTGCGCTGGTCGCGGCGTTCGCTATGCAGGCACCATGGCATGACAGCATTCCTTCTATTCCCCCCTGCAAGAGGAGGGTGCGCGAACATGGTGGAGGGGTGTCCCCGGTCGTGGGTTTCACCGCCCCAACCGGCCGGGACACCCCTCCGTCAGACCTTTGGCCTGCCACCTCCCCTTGCACGGGAGGAATGGGGGGGTCAGTCCTCCGCCAGCGCCGCCCGCACCGCGCGTGCGACCTGACGGCTGGAGCGTTGCAGCACGCCGCCCGCCTCCCCCGCCCCGGCGTGGATCGTGATCGCCACCCGCACGTCGCGCGGGCCCCCACCGGGGCGCAGCGTCTCCACCCGCCCGCTGCTGGTCGGCACGAAGACCTCCGGCCCGCGCTCGCCGACCAGATAGGGCCGGTCGGGCGACACCGGCCCGCCAGTCGCCCGGCCCGGCAGGCCCGACGCCAGCCCGCCGAGCAGGCTCAGCAATCCGCCATCGCCGACCGCCCCCATCCCCTGTTTGAGCGCCGCCCGGGCAATCTGGTCGAGCACCGACAGCGCCGTCGCCTTCAGCTCCTCGAAGCCGAACCTGCCCGTCCGCGCCGCGCGCAGCAGCGCCCCCTCGACCGTGCGCGCGCCCAGCTCGGCGGCATCGCCCAGCCCGCGCGACAGCTCGGCGCGCATCGTGGCCATGTCGGCGGCGAAGCCCCGCATATCGATACGGGGTGCGAAATCCTGGTCATCCATCCGGATACATCTCCCGCAACCGGGCGAGCGTCGCGGACGAGGATGGCTCGCGCTCCTCCCCGCCGGTCATCGCCGTCACGATCCCCTGAAGCTCGGCCGGGGTGGCGCGCCAGAAGCGGTCGGGCGACCAGCCCAGCACCGCCCCCGCCATCCCTGCCAGCCGCGCCGCCGCTTCCGCAAACACTATCGGCCGCCCAGAATCTGGCGCAGCAATTGCCGCAGCACGGGCGCCAGCGCCGCCAGCCCAAGCTCGACCAGCGCCTTGCCCAGCTGCTCGCGGCTCAGCCCCTCGGGCACCTCGCGCAGACAGTGCCAGATCAACGCCGCCGCCTCGCCGAGCGACAGCTTGCCCTCGCCTGCACGCTCGACCAGCTCGAACAGCGGGCCCAGTTCGCCCTCCGCCGCGACCAGCGCCTGGAAGCTCGGTCGCACGACCAGCTCCGCGCCGCCGACGCGAACGCTCGCCTCGCCGCGCATCGGATTCGCGCTCATGCCGACACCACCGGGCCGGAGCTTTCCAGCGCCAGCGTGTAGGTGCGCTCGCCACCGAAATCGCCCGAATAGTCCAGCCGTGTCACCAGGAACCGCCCGGTCATCGACCCGCCGCTTTCGAAGCTCAGCCGATAGGTCTCGATCGTGCCCGCCAGCGCATGGCCGCGCATCCGCGCTTCCGCTGCCGATCCGGTGAACACGCCCGCGCCCGCCACGCTGACATGCCGCACGCCCGCGCCGGACAGCAATTCGCGCCAGCCGCCCGAGTCCTTGTTCGTCACCACCACCGTTTCGCCATTGATCGACAGCTGCGTGGTGCGCAGCCCCGCCATCGTCGCGAAGGCGGGCGGCTCGGCCCCGTCGCCGATCTTGAGCAGAAAGGCGCTTCCCTTTTCGATTGCCATGATGATTCCCCCCTATTGCCCCACGCGCCACAGCCGGGCGCGCCACTCGACGCTCGCGGTCCAGCGCGCGCCCGTCTTCGCCATGCGGGTGGCGACCACGCTCAGCCCCGCCACCCGCCAGCCATCGGCCAGCGCTCCGGCCAAGCCGATCACCTCCGCCGCCTGGACACAGGCGCGCAACCGCCGGGGCTGTTCCCCCTCATCGGTCAGGGTCAGCGCGACGCGCAGTTCGCGCCCCTCGATCCCCGCCGCGCCCCAGTCGCTGTCGCTCGGCTCGCCCAGCACGGCCTGCGGCACGCTTGCCCGCACCGGCACCGCGTCGAACAGCGCCATGCCCAGCGGCGTCAGCACCGAGCGGAGCGCCGTCATCAGCCCGATGCGCAACGCCTCCCGCGCGGTCATGCGCGCCTCGGTCCGTCGAGCCGCATCCGCCGCCAGGGCTGCCACAAAGCGGCGACGGCAGCGGGCGGCACGGCGGCGGCATCGCGATTGTCGAACAGATGCGCGCCCATGATCGCCACGCCGTGCGCGATCTCCGGCGGCAGCGTGGCCCAGTCCTGCGCCAGCCCGGCGCGGTAACGGACCGTCACCTCCTCCGCCGTGCGGAACCAGCCGCGCCCGTCGCGATCGATCGCCCCCTCTCCACCTGTCAGGATCGCCCGTACCGGCAAGCCCCACAATGGCTGCCAGGCCGCACGGCCCGCCAGCCGTTCCTCGACCACCCGTTCGACCAGCATCTGTCCGCAAAAGGATTCGGCGAGCGCGAGCGCGACCCCGGCGACTCGCTCGACCAGTGCGGCCTCGTTCCCCTCCTCCAGCCGGAGTAGCGCACGAACCACGCCCGCCGCCGCCGTCACGGTCGCCGGGGGCATGGCCTCCTTCGTCCCGCTCATCATGTAAACTCCTTCATCGATACAAGTTGCGACAGGCGCGACACACGGGCGTCACAGTTGGGGCGCAGAGGCGTGTGCAGCCGCTGCCCTCCTCCCCCTGGGCACCG